ACGTTCTGAGCTATTGCCAGCCCAGGAACCAAAAGTGTCGTAAGTAATAGCTTCTTCATGTTAGTACTCCGAAGGATCGTCAGAACCAAGCGCCAGAAACATTGCACCACCATTGCTGCCAGGATCTTGCAACGTGCCAGCAGCATTGTGATTACGAATCTCCACTGCGGAAGCACTAGATGCAGTTACCGTTGGCCATACGCTCGTGCCAATTCCTAGCGTGCAAACTACAATCGCCTCTCTTCGAAAAGCCTCTTTGTAAGTTAGCGTTGCACGACCAGTTGCAGTATCTACAAGCGTATAGTCGCCTGTGCCAACAATAATAGACGGAACCCCTGATCCATCGTACCGAATATGACCAGCAATAAGCCTGGGCTTACGTTTCTCATTTTCTACGCTGCCACCAATTTGGTAGGTGCCATCACGATCATTGCTACCAAAAACAAGAAGGTTAAACGTAGCGTCCGTTGCAGTGCCGCCGCTGTTAAATATCTTAATTCGCACCTGAGAAGCGCTTGTGCTCTCAACGCCAATCGATAACGCAGTAGTGCCAACAATCGTGGGAATAGCTACTACGTTGGCATTGCCAAACGCTGTACGAAGAGTAAGGGTTACGTCGCCAGTACCTGTCTTTGACAGGGTTGCATGACGACCCCCGATAACAATCGAAGACGTTGCAGTGTTAACCTGGAATCCCAGAAGACGCGAAACTCGTCGGCTGGCATGAACAACATACGCATCTTTTCTGTATCGAGTAGCATCAGACGAATCATAGCCCAAAGTAAGGCCATACACAGTGCCGTCATCTGCGGAGCCACCGTTTGCGCAAGTTTTTAATTGCGTAGAAACTCCACCAGGAGTTGCGTTGTATTGAATGTAGCCACCAGCCGCAACATCAGCACTACTAAGAGCGCCCACAGTAATTGCGGTGCGATTAAACGGCTGTTTAAACGTAGAGGTAACAATTCCAGTGCCAGAACTGGCTACTGTAACCTCATTTAATCCAGAACCAAGCGTGGCAACGCCACTAGCTGCCGTAGCTTTAAATCCAATAAGGCGTGGACGAAGAAATGCAGTCTTTAACTCTCGTAACATAAATTACACCTCCCAATGGGGTTAATTTGGTAACGGGGCGGGTGTAAACCGCCCCGGCTTAACTACGCTAGGTTAAGCTCTAGACCGTGCCAACAGAGTACCAACGTGCGTCAATGGCATTCCAAACAAAGACAGCAGCTTCTGGGCCAGTAATGACCGGAGAAGTTCCACCCTGAGCTACGTTGGAAGTACCCGCAGCCGCAAACGTAATCGTGTTGGCAGCAGCGCCCGTATGAACAACGGTAAGCATTTGCCCATGCTTTGAGCCAGCCTGAAGGATTACGCCAGTAACCGCAGCAGCAGCACTAACAATCACAATACCGCAGTTGTTGTGAGTGATCGTACCACTTGTCGCAACAGCAGTTGCCGCCGACCGTTCTTTCGGAACAAGCGTCAAAGCACCACCGGTGTTTGCTGCAAGACCCTCAAGAAACTCGACGTTGCCGCCAATGTTCATCGCACCAGGAAACGCACCAGACGTAGGCTCCGGCGTAATCGAAAACCGTCCGGGGACGGATTGCATTCTATCAATACTCATCTCTAATCTCCTTAAAAGTTAAATTGGGGGCTGCTTTCGCAGACCCCCTTTGGTTACCCACCCCGATTAGGTCGTGGTAAGTCCCGTCATAATGCCATGCGCAGTCGGCATAATGGCGAACTCGCCATACACCGCATACCGCGCCTGCCAGGTGTCGTTCGTCGGAGAGAGACGGAAGATGCTGCCACCCGCCGTTGGATCCTCAACCCAGCCACCATCAGGACGCGCATGGAACTCGATGAAGTCAGCGTTAAGAGTGTAGAAGGTATCATCCTCTACAAACCGCTCTGCAATCACCGGAATCGGGCCCGTATCAGCCATGAACTCCAACGCTTGGAAGGAGAACTTGCCTCGGGGGCCAGCATTACGCGACTCAACCACCATGTATCGCTTCTGATCCTCAAGCTGGTTAAGGAGCTTGCGATATTGCACAAAGCTCGTAACCATCATGTCCGGGGTCTCACCAAACGCATACTTGATGTCAAGAACCTGTTGGTTCATCAAGTCAGGGGTGATACCAACCGACAGAGAGGTCAGCTGCGAGCTAGCCTGCCAGCGATACCCAACCGAGATGTTATACGCCGTGCCAGAGGTGGCAAGCAAAACACCACGAAGACCAGTCGAATCGTTGTTACGGCTGTTCTGCATGAAGATATTGTGCGTACCAGCGCCAATAAGCGACAAATCGAGGGTTGCGCCATCAACCTGGGTCAACCGCACGGTGCGAGTCGAAGGTACTACAGAAGTGACCTCGAAAAGCGCCGAGTTGCTATTGACGTTGACGTAGTCGCGGGGCTCAAAGTTTGCCTGCTTCCACGAACCAGACGTAATAACGCAGTCATACACATCAGTCGACACAAGGGTTTGGCTTCCCGAGAAGGAGCCAAGTCGCCCGTTGCCGTTTGAGGTAATGCTGTCGTTGAAAAGCTGGCGTGAAAGGTTCGCTTGGAACGATTGCACACCGCGCTTCACCGGCTCTTTGGAAAGACGCACAAACGCACCTTCATCGGTCTGCGAAGCCTTAATAGCCTCGTTGTCGATCTCGATGATGGCGTAGTGCTTCTTCGAGGTGATAAGCATCTTTTGATAGTTAGCGACGTTTGCACGGGGAATAGCTCCCGTACCACGACCACCACCAAATGATACTGGCACCGAAACCAGTGCCTGGTCTCCGACGAATTGATCGTTGCGCTTAATCTTCGCAAGAATCACGTTCTCGGAGTTGAACATGTCGCGGCTCATGCGAATGTACTTCGTCTTGAAGACATTCTGAGCCGTAGTCAGATTATAATTAGCCATTTAAGGTCATCCTCTAAAACAAACTTACAGAGTGGAAACCACCCTGCTGCAAATGCTCCGAAGCTCTATTTCTACCTGCGATACAGGTGCGAAACAGAATTTCGGTTCTTTGAAGACTTAAGGAAATACTCCTCAAGATCCTCATCAATATCGCTGCTTTTGCCGTTTGTTGAGCCGACCTCTTTTAGCTGAGTTCGGAGGCCACGCGAGTTGGCTTCCGCAACTTTGCGATTCAGGTTCTCAACCGCTTTGCTGCTATCCTTACCTAAAACATCCGTAACAATCGACTCAATGCTTTTAGCATCAAATCCTTGTCCTTTGGTGACATCAAACACCTCAGACAAAAAGCCATCGTCACTTGCCAAGGCAGGCGCAATTCTCTTTACAGCTGAAAGCACAGTTCCCATGTGCTCCCAATCCAAGTGAAACTGTATGACATCCTCGGGCTTGATGTCTCCCCTTTGGGCGAACTTCTTACCCTCTCCGGTGAACTCATTCACCATCGTTTCATACAGCTCAGCGAATCGGTCGTCTGAGAGATTGTGCTTCATTTTAAGGTTGTCAACATAAGCGCGAAGCTGCTGCTTCTGCGATTCACGCTCAAGTTGGCTACCTCGCTCCTCTGCTACACGCTGATACTCGGCAGCTTTCCTTTCCGCAAAGTATCGCTCGCGCTGCTCGGGAGTCATTTGAAGATACACATGACGCGCATCCTCAAGTGACTTCCAGAACGCTCTTTCATATTCAACAGGATTCATCCCAGATTCCCGCGCCGCCATCTTGGCTAACGACTGCAACGCCGGGATAAAATCCCCTTGCGCAGCCACACGCGCTACCCGCTGGGCTTTTTCCATAATGCCATCATACTCAGACTTCAGGTTTTGCTCACGCCCCTGAATCTGCTGCTCCCGGCGAACCACCGTGTTGACCCGATGATTCATTTGGCGATTAAAGTCTTCCTGACCAACCATCGCCTTGATGGCATCGGCAACCTTGAACGAAAAGGTCTTCCCGTTAGGAAGTTTCTCGGTCAAGACTGCCTCTGCCGGGATGTCAATGTCCTCATCGCCTATCTTAGCTTTGAGAACGCCTTCCTCTAGCGACAGCCCTTCTTCTTGCCTTTCTTCTTCTTCATTTTCAGCTTCCTTCTCTTGTAGAGGCGCATCTTCCAAATCATCTTCAGAAGAAGTCTCTTCATCCGCTTCATTGGCTTTCGCCTCTAAGTTTTTCGTTACCTTTTCTGCCGCAAGTTTCTTCGGAACCTCGGCAGCTACCCTAGCTTGCCGTTCAGCCTCCGCACTTACCCCTTCGTCGGTCTGTGACTCCTCCTGCGCATACATATCGAGGAGATCGTCAGCCGTCGTAGACTTTGGAAGAGGAGTAGCAACGCTTGCACTGCCACTCGTTCCTGCGCCAGTATTGGTATCTGCGTCCATCTGTATAAATTATCCTATTAAGGGTTGTTAATGTGTCTATAGCACCGGTGGAGGCTCAGGCATTGGAGGTGCTCCAGGAGGAATCCCCGGATCTACCGGCGCTTGACCTAAAGCATCCGGCGGCATCATCCCACCAGCCGCACTCCCCGCATCCGGCGGCACAGCATTTGGATCGCCCATCGGCATATTCGGCATACCCGGAGGCATCGCTACCGGCATACCCGGTATAGCAGGCAGCTTCAAGTACACAGGCCAGTTAGGGCACTCCATTTGCAATCTTGCTAAAAACGCTGGATTCGGCGCTCGTAACGGCATCCCCGTTGTCATCTGCGCAAGACCAAACGCCTTAACGTACATCAAGGTCTCAGTCAGATACACATGACGCTTATGGACTTCTTTGCGCTCCGGCTCCAAAGCCTCCTTCCATTGACGCTTTTGTACCGGCTGAATATGCACCTTCCAATGCTCGATAAGGTCTTCATCCTCAGTCGGGTCGGCAACCGTAAGGCCAGCCTCCATATCATCGTTTTCAGACTGAGCACACTTAGCTGCTTGCGTAAAAATATCCTTAAACTGCTCGTCAGCAACAAGGTCAAGCTGGTTAACAAACTGCTGCTTTGTAAACGGCGAGTTCTCAGTAATTTGAATCTGCGCAAGCTCCATCATGTCTTCAATGCGCCCCGCAGGCGACTGCGACAGCGCTGTCGTGTTCTGAATACGGATATCATATGAACGCGACAAGTCAGATGCCTTAAACTTACGAACCCGATACTCGTTATCTTTGCCAAGAATACGAGCTAACCGACCATCGGTATCGTCAGCGAAAGCACCCATTGTTGCAAGAGACATCTTTGCGTTATCCACTAACGCCACCTCGTTGTACTTTACCGAGATGTTAAATGCTCTCTTGTCTTCCTGTTCCTCGAGGACTCGTAGTGCCTTAGCAGCACGAACGCCATCAGGAGCGCCACCACGCGACATGGTAAATGTGCCAGCAATCTTCTCTGCGATCTGCTCCAACTTACCCATGTAGTTGTAGAACTCTGGTGGCATCATCGGCGAACTCATTAAGTTCGGAGGAACACCACCGTTATAGAAGATATATGTTGACTCATTCAAAATCTGATTTACGTCAATGCTGTTTTCCGGCGCAACCATCTTTGGATGCGCAAATAGCACAAACGCCTTGTAGATAAGCGATGCACAAGCATTGATCTGATGCGTAATGGGCTGAAGCTGCTGAAAGAAGCTCATGCCTC